AGAATTACTTAATAGTCGTGGTTTTAGAGATGAAAAGCATTTGGCTGAGTTTTTAGAGAATTGTAAAGATGAGGCTTGGAAAGCTGAATTAATTGAATATTTTGGAACAGAGACCAAAACAAAAAAGTCTGGAAGAAAAACTAAGGAAGTTGTAGAAGATATTCCTGAAGTTGAAGATTTAAATGAAAAAGAACTTGAAGAATTATCTAAAGAATTTCCTGAATTAAATGAAGAAAATATTGAGGAGGAATAAGTTATGATAAAACTTTATAAGACTCAACACGAGTATGACACTGAAGAGTTTGTTAATGATAGTGCTGCTATTGGTGCTGGTATTCCTGTAGCTATTTCTGCTGGAAAATTAGTTGCCAGTACATCACCTGAATATTTGACTCTTGAACCTTGTGCTGCTAGTGAAGAGAGATGTCTAGTTCATAGAATTAGAAAAGATGAATTATATAGTACTTTATTAAGTGCTGATGGTTCTGCATTAAAAGTTGGAGATGCCGTTACAATTGTTGCTAGTGGTTATGCGACTGCTACTAAATCTGGTGGTGTTTTCAAAATTGAAGAATTTAAAGATACAGTTAAGGGTTCTAACTCTGTAATTGTGGGAAGATTTATATAGGAGGTAAGTATAGATTATGAATACAGGATTATTATTCACTGTATCAGGTGATTTAGCCAATAGTATATTTTTTAAAGATTTATATGCTCCATTAAAATCTATAGTAATTGAAAAATATACAGAGTTTGCTACTACTGATACATTTAAAGATGTCTTCAAAGAAGTTATGTCTGATTCATTTGCTGAATCTTATACAAGCATGACTGATTTGATTGGAGGATTTGAACAAATCTCTGAAGGTGGAGTACCTAAAATATCTGAAAGAATGGAAGGTTATAAGAAATTTGTTGAAAACTTCAACTACGCTAATAGCTTCGTAGTGACAAGAAATGCTATTCAAGATAATAAAATAAGTGGAGCAATCAATGGTTTAACTCTAATGATGAGAAATTATTGGTTATCTAGAAATCATGAAGCAGGTGCGTTCTTAGTAAATGCCGTAACCGGAGCTACTACTTATAAAGGTAAAACTTTAGATGTGACTTCAGCTGATGGTTTAACACTATTTAATACTGCACATACTTCAAAAGTTCAAGGTGTTGCTACTCAATCTAATAAATATGCTGGTGATGCTACAGAACAAGGTGATGGAATTTATTTCAGTTCTGATTTACTTGCTAAAGCTGAAACAATCATGCAAAACATTAAAGATGATAATGGTGAAATTGCTGGTATTGCTCCAGATACAATTATCATACCTAATGATGCTGTACTTAAGAAACAAGTATTTGGTGTTCTAGGTGCTGACAAAGTTCCTGAAACAAATGTTAATGCATTTAACTACTTAGTTGGTAGATATAATGTAATAGTTTCACAAGAATTAAATAGTTTAGCTACAGACCACATATTCTTCTTATTAGATAGTAATTATAATTCAGTTGTTGATGGTTTAATCTATCAAAATCGTGAAGCTTTAAGAGTTAGAGCATACACTGAAGAAAAGACTGAAAACATTGTATTCGCTGGTGCCGACCGTCACTGCTACTCAGCAATTGATTGGAGAGAAATCATGGCATTCAACGTTACTGGTGGTTCAAGTTTAAGCTAATCAGTTAGACATGTTGATATATTAAAAGATACATTAAATTGTATCTTTTTTCTTTGCATATAATATTATAAAGGAGGAATAATTATGAATAAAGATTATACTTGGGGTGATATAGTAATAGCTACATGTAGAAAAATGTTTTTAAATAAAGATGCTATAACTGTTGCTGATTTACCTGATTTAATTGATGATAGAAATTATTCGACTTATATAAATATGGCGCCAGATGTTATGAATGAACTTATGGTAATATTAAATAATAGAGTATTAATTAATATTGATACTATGACTATAAACTTAACTTCTGTAGAATTTGAAGATTATTTAGAAGAAGATTATAGTGCTTACGTATTTGATATTGCTAAGTATATGGAAGATAATGAGATTGAAAATTATTTATATACTGAAGTTATTCAACATACATATATCAAAAGAGATAATTTATTATTTGAAGAACAAGATGGTAAATTATATATTGATAAAAGATTTATGGATCGAAATAGTTTAACATTAACTATTAAATATAGAATCATTCCTGAGAGATTCACTACTACAACTCCATGGGACACACTTATAGATTTACCATATAATATTTGCTCAATTGTACCTTTATATTTAGCAAGTGAATTATATAAAGATGATGATATATCAATGTCTACTGCTTATCGTAATCAATTTGAAACAGAATTAGATTATATATCTTCACAAATGGTTGATAGTTTAGGTGTAGAACATAGTAGAGATGTAGGTGATTATTATGGCTAAGCATTTTGATATACCACAAGCTCCTACAAATTATACATATACATTTACTGATTTTCTTGGAGTAGATTATAATAATCCATTTGATATGGACATTCGTCATAGTCCTAAAATGAAAAATATGATTTTAGAAGATGGTTATTTAAAAAAGAGACATGGTTTAAAAATAAAAATGTTTATTGGTGCTGGTAGAATACACGGTATATGGAATTACGATGTTCCTGGAGACACTTTGTTTAATGAAATATTCATAATCCATTGTGGAACTAACTTATATGAAGTAGATAAAGATTTTACAGTTAAAACTCAAATATTGACTGGTTTAAAAGATGCTGATTCTTGGGGAATGTTTTTAGGAGATAAACTTGTAATATTAGATGGTAAAAAAGCAATGGTATATGGTAAATATAATAATGCTTATGGAATACATTATATTGAAGATGTTGCTTATATACCTACGACTACTATTGGTTTATCACCAAATGGACTTAATGGAACTAATTATGAGTCAGTAAATCAAATGACTCAATATAGAATAAATGAGTTCTTATCTGATGGAGAATCTGTTGTATATAAAACTGATTCATATACATTAAGCGCTACTCCTGAAGATACTAAAGTTTGGTGGCTACATAATGAAACTGGTCTTTGGACATTAGTCGATCCATCAAAGTATACTGTAGATGTAAATAATACTATCACATTTGATGAACCTTTTCCTCAACCTAATGTTGTTGGTAGAGATAATGTAAGAATACAATTCAAATCTACTACAGCCGACCAAGCTAATTTAATAAATAAATGTACATTTTGTGTACCATTTGGTTATCAAGGAAATAATCAAAGATTGTTCTTTAGTGGAAATCCTGACCAACCTAATGTAGATTGGCATTCAGATTTAGTTGCAAGTCAACCTGACCCTACATATATTCCTGATGATTCATTTGCTGTTATTGGTTCTCAACCTATAGTTGGTTATTTAAGACTTAGTGATGGAACATTAGCTATTTTGAAAGGTTTGAGTGATACTGATTGTAGTATATATTATAGAACATCTAATGCTCAAGGACGTTGGGATATATTTCCATTACTTAGTGGAACTAAAAATGTTGGTTGTCTTACACCTTATGCTTGTTGCAATGTTCAAAATAATTCAATGTTTCTTGGAGAACTTGGAGTTTATCAAGCTGTCACAGGTGAAGCAAGTTCTACATTAGAAAGATATGCCGATAATAAATCATATTATATAAATAAAAAACTATTAGCTGAACCGTATTTGAATAAAGCTAAAGCTGTCTCAGTTGGTTCTTTATATTATTTATTTGTTAATACTAAATTATATATCTGTGATACTTCTAAATTGACACAACCTAAAAATTCAAATATAAATCAATATCAATGGTTGCCTTGTGATTTATATGTCACTATATCTGCTACATGTAGATGGAATAATAAACTTATTCTTGGTGATACTAATGGTTATATCAAAATGTTTGGTACTGATTATATAGATGAATTATATATTGATTATACTTTAGAACTACCACAGGCCGTAACTAAAGATGTTGAATGTTATTTTGAAACTGTACCTTTTGATTTTTCACAAAGTAGTAGTTTAAGAAGTAATATAGCAAAAACTACAAGAAGTTTTGTATTAAATTATATAGCTCCGGAAACTACTAAATTTGAATTTGGTTATAGAACTATTGATGAAGAAAAAGTCGATTCTGAAGAAATATATAAAATAGTAAATGAATCTTTTGATAATGATTTAGAAGAATATGTTTATTTACCTTATGGTACTAAATTACAATTTGATGAAAATATAACTTTTAGTGCTAATCAAGATGGAGTTTGTGGTTGGTTTTATGGTACTCAAACTGATGATATAAAAACTATACTTGGTTTTGTTGTTAAAGATGAAGTAATAACTTTTGGAACTTTCACCGTTGATATTACCGATCCAAATGAATATGTTGTTGAACTAATAAAAGAAATATATAATAGTAATGATGGTTATAAAATGACTTCTATGATATTAAAGAAAAAATTAGATTTATTACAATTTTTTGCAAGTGATTATAGTATAGAAATAACTCCTAGTGGTAGTGATTCTATAATGATTGTGAATCCTACATTAAACGAAATACCACAAACAATAAGAGTTAAAGAAAAAGCTAGAAAAATAATGTTCTTAAAGTTTTATGTAGAATCTGAAAAATACGGTTGTGAATTTGATAGAATATTTATTGATTTCAGAAATGCTGGAAAATATAGAGGTGAGTAATTATGGCTAACGTGACAAAAGTATATAAAAATTGGCCAGCGTATGATGATGACTTAGCAAATAAAGCATACGTTGATACTCAAGTTGAAGATATTGTTAGTGGAGATTTAACAGTACTTAAAAAAGCTGTAGAAAAAAATACTCAAGATATAAATACTGCTGAATCTGATATAATAAACTTAAATAATAATAAATTAGATACTTCTGTTTATAATACTTTTATATCTGAACAATATAATCCGTTAGTTATTAAAGTTGATAATAAAATTGAATCTTATTATCAATCTACCGATCCTTCATTATCTTGGCTTACAGCTTTAGAAAAAGATACTCACGTAGGAGATATTTGGTATGATACTACTACACAAAAAACATTAGTTTATTATAAAGATAGTTCTACCAATCCTCCTACTTATAATTGGCAATGGCAAAATGTACCGATAGAACTTATTGATAGTGTAAATGGTAAAGCTACAATATATTCCGGTGTAATTCCAACTAATTATAAAAGTGGAGATTATTGGATTATTCCTTTAAATTGTTATACTAATACTCATAGTTTAACTTCTCAAACTGGTGAATTTTTAGTAGGTATGGAATTTAAAGTTGGACCTTATATATTAGTTGTTGACTCTGTAAATGCTAGTAATGAAATAACAAGTTATCATGTTGATGTTCCTGCAACAAGTAATTATAGTTTAACTGATACTATTATTACTCCATCAATTACATTGAGTGTTGTATCTACAAGTAATTTTACTCTTCCTAATAATTGTTATGGTGGTTCTATATGTATAGCTACTTCTAATGGTACTTCTTATAATTCTTCACATTGGGTTCCTCGTAATGAATATGTACCTGAAGATTTAGCTGGTAGATTTTCATTATCTGAAGATGTTAATAATTATATAAATGATTTGAATAATACTATTGGTGGAAATTATACAACTTTAGATGGAAAAATAGATGGTAATTATGATACATTAAATGATAAAATCGATGGTAATTATGGTACTCTAGATAATAAAATAGATGGTAATTATGATACCTTAGATGGAAAAATAGATGGTGTAGATGATAAAGTTGATGGTATAGATGATAAATATGATAATATTATAAATGGACCTGAAGGTGTAAAAGTTTCTATACAAAGACTAGAAGATAGAATCGTTGCTAATATACGCGGTACTGGAGGTAATAATTTACTTCAAAATAGTGTTGGTTTTAGACAGCAATTATATTGGACAATTCCTAGTGCAAATAAAATAGAACAAGGTTATAAAACATTTGCTGGACAAATAGTCACAGTATATTTTAGATATAGAAAACATGATTATAATAATGCTAAAGTAGTATTAGGAAAATATGTTAATGGAACGTTCACTGAAGTATTTACAGTATTAGATACTTCTGACCAAGTAGATGAATGGACTGATGTACAATTTCAATATACTTCAACAGAAAATAATCCAGTAATAAGATTCAATAGTACTTTTGATGGAGTACAAAATAATGAAGCCGAAGCGAATGGTTCGTCTGGTTCTATGCTTCAATTTGTTAATGGTTTATTTGTGACTGATTTAATGATTGGTTATGGTGAAAAACAACCTTGGACACCTTACTTTAATGAAGTTTATGGTAAAACATATAATTTAGATGAATATGGTTTAGATATAAGAGAAAATGCATCTGATAAATATTCTCATTTAGATTCTAATGGTTTAGATTTTAGAACTTCACAAGGAGTTATTGAAAGTGAATTTAGTAAATCTAGAAGTTCTACAGATAATATTTATATAGCTAATTCATTTAATATTGGTAATTTGAATATGATAAGATTAGATGATAATAATATAATAGAATATTAGAAAGGATGTGAATATAAATGGCAAGTATAAGTCCTACATCGTTAAGTTGTAGTGGAGAACCTCATACAGGACACGGAGCATACTTGAAATTAGAAATAACAAGTATTACTGATAGTGATGCTTCAACTAATAAAAGATATATTGGTTGGAAAATAACATTTCAAGGAAATCCTTGGGTTAAGTTATATAAAGCATATTGTACATTAGGTGGAACTACATTATATAACGGTGAACCTGGAACTGAAGGTTGGAGTGTTGGAACTATTTTAGCTAACGATACCACTACATTTAATAATGATTCTGCTGGTAATTTAAGTTTATCGGCATATTTGAAACAATTATTCTTTTATGGAACTTGGGCATGGGATCGAAGTGGTTATCCACAAGAAGCATCTACTACTATGACTTGTAGTCAATTACCAAGATATGCTAATATTACATCTCATACTGCATCTACTGGATTAAATAAAGTAACGATTTCATATAGTGCTGATGCTAATTATAAAGCTCAGCAATATTCATTAGATGGTGGTTCATGGACTAATTGTTCTGCTGGTAGTTATAGTATAGGAGGTTTTACACCTGGAACTACACATTCAATAAAAACAAGAGTACAAAGAACTGACTCTGGTTTATGGAAAGAATCAAGTTCATTGTCGTTTACATTAAAATCTCTACCAACAAGTAATAATGTGTCAGATGTTAATTTTAATAGTTCTGGTACAAGAGTAGATGTATCTATATCATCAAAAGATTATTTATCTAGTTGGTATATTAAAATATATGATGGTAATACTCTATTACGAGATGGTTCTGACAATCCTAATACTGGTTCATCTGCATCAGATTATTGGACTATAAGTAGTTCTAATTCTGTTGGAATGCTACCTCGTCATAGTTCAGATAATGAATGGAATTTAACGGCTCAATTTTACGTAGTATCTAATGGAACAACATATCAATTAACTACTAAAACATTTAAATGTAAATTACCATCTAATTTATATTTACCAACATATAATACTAATAATATTAGTTATGATGTCACAGATGCTAAAACATTAAATTTGACGAATAATAATACTAAAAAAGTTATTAAAGGTGTATCAAATGTTCAAATAACTAGTACCGCCGCTACTCCTAATGGTTCATCAAGTATGAGTTCTTATGTTGCAACTTCAGGTACCAAAAGTAATTCTACTTCTAATACTACTGCTCCAATAACTATAAATTTGACAACTGTAGATGGTAGTTCTGTTGTTGTACAAGCAATTGATAGTAGAAATAGAAGTACTAGTGCTACAAAACAATACGATACATTTATTGATTATTTTTCACCAGTTATTGAGAGTGCTTCAGTAAATAGAATTGATGGTATTGGAACTAATTTAAGTGTAAATATAACTGGTAGATATTGTAATTGGTCAGGTCTTGCAACTAGTAATACTATAACTCAAAAATCATTAAAATATAGAATTAAAGGAGACCAAAATTGGACTACTATATCAGGAGTTAATCTTACAATGTCTGTAGGTAATGGTAATTTTACAATAACTGGAAATATTACTGGTAATTTATTTAGTGCAGTAAATGAGTACGAAGTATTACTTACATTTGAAGATAAAATTGAAGAATTTTCATATCAACCTACTATACCTCCAGGACAGGCATTTATTTGGAGAGACATGGCCAATAAAAGATTTGGTATAAATAAAAAACCTACTAAAACATTAGATATTGATGGAAGTATGAATGGTAGTGATTTATATATTAATGGAACGAAGATGATATGGTATGAATAAATTAAATAAGATTATAAGTATATGTATATTGATAATAGTTATTATATTTATATTATATATTTTTATTGAATTTATCAAATTATATAGATTTAAACAATGTTATGATAATAATTTTGAATTAAATTATTGTTATAAATATAGAGATTATTAAGGAGGATTTCATGGAGAGAGAGAGAGAGAGAGAGAGAAAGTACTCGAATTTACAAAGGAAAGAGAGGTGGAAAAACTATTTAATTAGTTTTACATCTCTTGGAGGTGTCTTATGGCACAATACATAAACAAAGATACCTATGTCGGTGATACTGGTAAGCAGTTAAAAGATATAAAAACTAATCAAGAAATTGTAGATTTAATTTATCCTATAGGAAGTATATTCTTAACAATAAATAAAGTAAATCCTGGAACCTTTTTAGGAGGTACTTGGGAACAATATTATGGTGGTTATTTATATCTTGCTCAAAACTCTGTAGATAAAACAAACTATAGTGGTTGGGGAACACAAGGACATCAATTAACTGTGCAGCAAATGCCTGAACATTATCATGATGGTGTTAAACAATATTATGGTGGAACAGAAATATCTAACCGTGGTGATGGTGGTGGAGGAGGAAGAAATATATTAATATTCAATACCTCAAGTTCACAAAATGGTTCTTATGCTCATCTACAAACATTAAACACAGGAGGTAATCAATCTCATTCTCATAATATTGCAACATGTGATGTGTTTTGTTATAAAAGAACAGCATAGTAAAAATAAATTAAATTATAATCGTCTACCAGGCGATTTGAGGATTTAAAAGTAATATAATTATATTACTAAAATCTCCTGGTAGGCGATATTTTATTTGATATTTACATATTTATAGCATATAATATTAATAGAAGAGGAGGTACATTATGAATGATACTAGTATAATGCTATTATTAGGTTTTATTGGAACAATGATAGCAGTAATGACTCCAATTATAAAACTAAATAGTTCTATTACGAAATTAAATACTACTATTGATAGTATTAATCATACAATGGACAAGAATGAGAAGAGGTTGGAAGCTCACGAAACTAAACTTGATAATCATGAAATAAGAATAGATAGATTGGAGCATAAATAATGCTCTTTTTATTTGTCACAAATTATAATGTACATATTTGCATATAATATTATAAAGGAGAATGATAATATGAATCAATCTGATTATATAACAGCATCTCAAAATTATGCTAAAAATGCACAAGATGCTTATGAACAAAGTTTATCATATTTGCTTTCTGGTTTAGATGAGGCAAAAGCGTTAGACCAAGAAGCCGCTAATACAAGATATAACAATTTAATAACTAAAATCAGACAGCAACTTCCTGGTATACAGCAAATGTTTGAAAAAAATGCAAAAGCAGCATATATAAATAAACAACAAAACTTACAACAGATTGATGCCGATTTAAGTAGATTAGGTGTTAATACTCAAGGTTTTGGTGTCACTCAAAGATTATTAAATGAAAGTATTTATGGACAAGCTTATGGACAAATATTGACTGATTATAATGATAATCTTAGAGATGTAGCTAATCAAGAAGTTAATGCTTTAGGTGATTTAAATGCTGAATTAGCAGATTTAGATGCCGCTTATGCAAAAGATAAATTAGATACTCAAAAATATATTGGTGAACAAGGTAGAGATGTTTATAATTTAGAATATAAAAATTATTATAATGATTTACAATATCAAGATGAATTAAAACAACAAGAATGGGAAAATCAAATGGCTCAAAGAAAACTTGAAGAGCAATTAAAACAACAAGCTTGGGAAAATGCTTTTAAAGAAAAACAAAGACAAGACCAACTTGCTCAACAACAATGGCAAAAAGAGTTAGCTCAAAAAGAATTAGCACTTAAAGAAAAACAAATAAATGCTCAAATTGCAAGTTCTTATAGTAGTAGAACTACTTCTGCTGGTTCTAGTGGTTCTAGTAGTTCTAAATCATCAAGCTCAAGTGATAGATT